AACAAGCATGGAAAACAAGCGTAAGGACAGGTTCACTTCCGAAGAGGGTGAACTGATCATCACTTATCCGGAAAAGAAGAAGCCCAAGTCCAGCGGCAAACCCGGTAAGCCGAATAAAGCCAAAGCCGGTGGTGCTCGAAAGGGTGGCCGTTGATGCCCAGGAAACCCCTCAGGCCCTGTCGGCATCCGGGCTGTCCCAGGCTGTCGGAAAGCGTCTACTGTGAGGCGCATCGTGGATTGTATCAGCGCGAAAACGCCAATCAGCGTGGTTATGATTCCCGCTGGAGAAGCGCACGGGCACAGTACCTGCGAAGGAATCCGCTGTGCGTGAAATGCCTGGAGGCAGGGAAAACGGAGCCTTCCACGGTCGTTGATCACGTTATTCCGCACAGAGGCGACAAAAGACTCTTCTGGGACCAGAGCAACTGGCAGGCACTTTGCAAATCCTGCCACGACCAAAAGACCGGCAGTGGCCTATAAGCTTAGGAGGTGTACCCAATGAAACTGTTCGGACGATTCAAGGCACGGGATAAGCCCACAGATGCTGTGAGCGCCGCGCCGGTTTTCTACTTTGGCAGCAGTACATCGGGCAAATCGGTAACAGCACGATCTGCAATTCAGGTGTCCACGGTTTATGCGTGTGTCAGGGTGATTGCTGAAACGATCGCGTCTTTGCCGATCCATGTATACGAGCAAACGGAGACCGGGAGCCAGAAGGCCCTGGATCATCCGCTGTACCGTGTTCTGCACGATGAACCCAATACAGAAATGACCTCATTTGTGTGGCGGGAAGTCATGCTCTCACATCTGCTTTTGTGGGGAAATGCGTACTGCCAGATTATCAGGAGCGGTCGCAACAAGATCCTTGGCCTGTACCCTCTGCTTCCGGATCACATGGAAGTAGACCGTGATGCCAAGGGCCAGTTGACCTATACCTACACGACCAATGAAGGTAAGGCAATTGCGCTGCGGCCCGAGGATGTGCTCCATATTCCGGGACTTGGCTTTGACGGTGTTATGGGCTACAGCCCGATCGCACTTGAGAAAAATGCCATCGGTCTCGGTATTGCTGCCGAAGAATACGGAAGCAAGTTCTTCTCCAACGGCGCGACGCCTTCCGGTGTGCTGACACATCCCAATACGGTAAAGGATCCCCAGCGCCTGCGTGAAAGCTGGACCCGTGCTTATGGCGGTTCCTCTAATTCCGGCAAGGTAGCAATCCTTGAAGAAGGCATGCGCTTTGACCGGATCTCCATGCCGAACAACGAGGCACAGTTCTTGGAAACCCGAAAGTTCCAGGTCAGCGAGATCTGCAGGATCTACCGTGTGCCTCCGCACCTGGTCGGCGATCTGGAGCACGCCACCTTTTCCAATATCGAGCATCAATCGATATCCTTTGCAACGCATACCATTCGGCCATGGCTCGTTCGTATTGAACAGGCCATCAATCGCGCTCTTTTCTCTGATAAAGAGAAGGGGCGCTTTTATGTGCAGTTTAATATCGATGGCTTGCTGCGCGGCGACTACAAAAGCCGCATGGAAGGCTATGCCATTGCACGCCAGAACGGATGGATGAGTGCAAATGATATCCGGGAGCTCGAAAACCTGAATCCCATTGCCGATGAGGATGGGGGAAACCTCTACCTGGTGAACGGCAATATGATTCCAATCAACACGGCAGCTGCTGTAATTGCTGCTGCAGGAGGTGATAATCTTGAGAACCATTAGCCTAAACGGCTATATCGACGAAGATGTCTGGTACGGTGACGAGATCACACCCGGCTATCTTCACGACGAACTCTATGGCCATGGCAACATAAACACAGATGACGTGCGCATTGTTCTGAACTCGTATGGCGGCAACTGCAACGCAGCGACCCGCATGTTTGACGATGTGCGTGCCTATCCCGGCAAGGTACACCTGATTATTTCGGGTACGGCAGCTTCTGCGGCTTCTGTTCTGTCTCTGGCGGCAGAGCGAGTTGAAATGACCCCCGGCAGCCTGTTCATGATCCACGATCCATCCTGTATGGCCTGGGGAAATGAGCATGATCTAAATGATGCGATCCGGCTGCTGAAAGCCTGTAAGGAAAGTATCATCAATGTCTATGCCCGCAGATCCCGCCGAAGCCGTGAAGAGCTTTCGGATATGATGAGCAGCACGACCTGGATGGACGCACAGCAGGCTCTGGCAGAAGGCTGTATTGACGGAATTGTCGATGAAGTGCCCTCCAATAACCTGTTTAACTGTGTCGCAGCGCGTGTTGTGGATCGCGCAGAGGCAGAAAAGAAGGTTCAGGCGTGGCTGGATCGTTCCCGACCGCAGCGACCCAAGCCTGTTGCAATTGAGCAACCGGAAGAAATTGTGGATCCTGCGCCCGAACCGCCTGTGCCTGACGAGAGTGTTATTCCGGCTGTTGAGCCTGAAGAGCCTGCCGTCGAGGAAGAAGAGAATACCGGTACCCCTGTAGCCCAGCTTCATAAGAGGCTGGATTTAATTATGCCTGTTAGACGATAAGGAGGAAAACAAATATGAGCAAGATCAATGATATGCGTATTAAGCGTGGTGAAATCTGGGACCTGGCCAAGCAGTTCCTGAATGAGCATCAGGATGAAAAGGGTATGATGTCCGCCGAGGACACCGCTACTTATGAGCGCATGGAACAGGAAGTTGTTGATATGGGCCGTGCCATTGAGCGCGAAGAACGTGCTGCCGAAATGGAGCGCGAGCTGAATGCTGCTGTGCAGAACCCGCTGACTTCCCGTCCTGAAAAGAACGCTGCCCCCGCAAATGGCAAGACCGGTCGTGCTTCCGATGAGTATAACACTGCATTCTGGAAGATGGTGCGAAACCGTGGTTCCCAGCTGGCAGTCGTGAACGCACTGCAGATCGGTACTGACTCCGAAGGCGGTTTCCTGTGTCCCGACGAGTACGAGCGTACCCTGATCAAGGCGCTGGAGGAAGAAAACAAGCTGCGCTCCCTGTGCACCATCATCCGCACCGAATCCGGCGATCGTAAGATTCCGCTTGTGACAGGTCACGGCACTGCCAGCTGGGTAGAAGAGGAAGGCCTGATTCCCGAGTCCGACGATAGCTTCGGTCAGATTTCCCTGGGTGCACACAAGGTAGCCACCATGATCAAGGTGTCCGACGAACTGCTTCAGGACTCTGTATTTGATGTGGAAGGCTACATCGCTACCGAGTTTGCACGCCGTATTGGTGCAGCTGAAGAAGAGGCTTTCATTACCGGCGACGGTACTGCCAAGCCCATGGGCCTGTTGCATGAAACCAATGGCGCAGCCGTCGGTATCACTACCGCAGGCACTGCGTTTACCGCCGATGAGATTCTGGATCTGATCCATTCCATCAAGGCCGGTTATCGCAAGAACGCCAAGTTCCTGCTGAATGACAGCACCGTAAAGGCGATTCGCAAGCTCAAGGACGGCAACGGCCAGTACATGTGGCAGCCCGGCCTGAAGGAAGGTCAGCCTGATTCTCTGCTGTCCTATAACATGGTTACTTCCGCATTTATGCCCGAGATCGGCGCAGGTGCTAAGCCCATTCTGTTCGGTGATTTCAAGTGCTACTGGATTGCTGATCGTCAGGGCCGTACCTTCCAGCGTCTGAACGAGCTGTATGCTGCTACCGGCCAGGTCGGTTTCCGTGCTACTCAGCGCGTGGATGCGCGTCTTGTGCAGACCGAAGGCATCAAGTGCCTGCAGGTCAAGGCCTGATGAAAAGTCGGGAATTGTCGTTTTGGCAGTTCCCCTTCTGAATTGGAGGGATAAAAATGAGCAATGTTTCCCGTAACTATCATGCTCACGGCGGCAACGAATGGGTGGTCGGTGGAAAGCTGACCTTCCTGCCCGGAGCAACTGTGGAGGGTGCCGAGGGCCTTTTTGATATGCCCGGTGTTGGCGCTCCGGTTCTTCTGAACGTCTCTGAGAGCGAAGCTACCACGGTAGCCGCACTGCGTGAGGATTACAATCACCTGATCGCTGAACTGCGTTCTGCCGGTCTGGTCGCGGAAACTCAGAGTGGTGATGAAGCGTGATTCTGACTGTTGATGAAGTAAAGACCCATCTGCGAATCCAACACGACGAGGAAGATCAATACCTGGAAACGTTGATTGCACAGGCCCAGGCTGCGGCAGAGGACTATTGCCGGGTCGAGTTCCCGGACACAGCTTCTGAAGCAGTCCGCCTTGCGCTGCTTCTGATGGTCGGCCATTACTATGAAAACCGTGAA